TGCTCATTTGTTTTCCAGCCCTTTTCTACCATTATCTTATTAGCGTTTGCTTCCTTGACAGGGTCAAGATGTGTCTGAGCAGGTCCGTCCCATCTGGCTCCGCACCATGCAGCGCGGATAATGGGGTCATTCCAGAATCCCGGTGCTTTTATTCTGCCAAGCGCGACAGCTTCCGACAACCATGTTTCGTAGATAGGCTGACAGAAATCGTTGACGAACCACGAGCGGCGCATCTTTACCATTTCCCACATTTCTTCAAGTGCGCCTTTCGCAGCACTATAGGAACTGTTGAATTCCTTGATAAGAACATCATAGGGCATTTCAAGTCCTGCGCCTGTGAGTTTGCATATTTCCTTAACGAAAGCCGGGAAACCGGCTGTTGGAATGTTGGGGTTCCCAAGCGTTACACTTTCGCCAGGGCGCATTACATTGATCTGACCAGGTCCCATCTCATATTCATTTTCGGAATGCGATATCTGCCCCCCGTGTTCCTGACCCTCAATATCCCCATCTACCGCTTCGTTAAACGGATTATCTGTGGAGTCGCCCGAGGTAGTTATCCAGGCTGTAAGATACGACTGCACTAATGCAGCTATAAGCTCGCTTTCCGTGTAGCGCCGCAGTTGCAATATGGTTTCTATGACCGGCGCTA